CTGTGTTAATGCTCCGTATCTCATAGCTAAAAAAGGGGCAGGGCTAACCATACCCCCACGACACTACTACACAGTCGCTTCTGTCAATGCTCCCGTTCCTGTGAACGATGCACTAAAAGTCTCGTTATCGCTATCAATACCCGCACTACGCGAAAGGCTTGTTACATAAGCCGTTCCGCTGTACTTGTTGTCACCAGATACCTCCGTGGAGTACATTACCGTCACAGTAGTACGCCCCGAAAGGTCGCTGAACAACTCAGAGAATCCTTCCCCCGCATCTTCTGCGAAGTAGAACTCTCCATCTACTGACCAATTTGCAAGCCCTTCTAGATTGTCTACCCAGACAGAACTATCTTTAGTCGTTGCATCCCTTACACCTAGTTCGATGCTCAGGGTCGCGTTTGTTGAATGGGCAACCTTTGTGCCATCTACATAGATCGCAGCTAGTCCGCCTCTGTTAATTCCTGTTGAAGCCATTTTCTTCTTTTGTTATTTGTTTGAAATCCTTATCCTCTTTTGTTTCCTCGGTAGTGACTACCACGCCCTTTGTCATAAGTTCTGCGTACAGATCACTCGCAACTTCTAGCGTGTCACCCTTTCGGAATGTCTTGCCGTTTACTACGGTCTTTTTTGAAAACTCTATTTTCATGTGTAAATCCTTTTACTTACGTTATCCATTAGTCGAGCCACCACTCCATGCTCTTTCAGGCTCATTGCTGTTCCCGTCATGCGCTGCTCGTATAGGTCGCCTATAACAAGTTCCAGGAGTTCTACAAATTGGTCAGGGATGTCGAAATAGTCCGCGTATCCTGCCGTAAATGCGACCTCGATAGCATCATATTTATCATACACGTTCGGTTGAGTTGTTACCTCTACCCGTGATATATTCCCATTCAAACTCGTATCGTAGTTCGATGTAGCCAATGTCTGTAAGCTGTTGTTCGTGTCGTAGTACTTGATTGAATCGACTGCCGTAACAGGGTATTTTGGAATGATGAAATGGTCACTATACTTCTCTACCGAAGTCGTGTCTCCATACCAATGATCCATATATAAGGTATAGCTGCGCGAACCAAGCACAATCCAAGTCTCTTGCTCGATGATGTCTACCGCTGCATTAATCAGCCTCGATAGCACCCCGTCTTGGTCTGTACCCGTTACCCGCAAAAACTCCTTAACCTTTGTTAAAGGGTATGCTAGTCCTTGTGGTTTATTTCCTGCTACTACTCTCATTTCAAAAAAAAGGGGCGGGATACTTCCCACCCCCGTTCGCACTATGAATTGAACAAATTATTTATTATCCTGTGTACCCTCCTACTGAGATGGCTGCATCTTGGATGAGTGCCATATCCCAGAATGAGTTCAGTACAAGTCTATCCATTCCTGATGTCGCTACGCTGTAAGGGTCTACCATCAAGTCGATAGGACCGAACTGCGCTGACCACACTTTAGACCAGTCACCGAAGTAGATTGACTCCTGACCCGAAGCAATGTCCGCGATCTGAGTAGAGTACTCAAATGGATACATCCCCTCGATCATGTCATTCTGAACGAGCGCACTTACACCTGTTGCCAGTACAGCAGTTTGAATCTCACTATACAGCGAGTGAGAGATAGCAAATCCGAGGTTACCTTGCAGATGGTTGTTTCCGAGAACTTCCTCAACCAATGCGTGAACCAATGCAACTCCTGTTGCTCCTGTTACAGCAGTCTTACCGTTACCGAGGTAGTTGAATGCTCCGTTACCTGAGTCATCTGTAAATACCGCGTACTCAAACTTGGCTGCAATCGCAGAAGCGAAAGCATCACGAAGCGCACCCTCCAAAGAGTAGTTAGCTTGCAAAGCTGCTTGTTTGGAGTAGTTGACGTATCCAGACAAACGAATCGGAGTCATGTCTACTTTGGTTGTAGCACTACCACCGTCAGCCGCTGCATCTGTCTCGCCTTCCCATTGAGTCGATACCGTTCCGATGATCGGCACGCGAGTATCTTCTACCGCTGAGATGAATGTTCCACCAAGCTGACTCAGGATAGTCTTTGCATACACGGACTGAACAAAGTCAGTAGTTTGAATGCCTGTGGTTGTGTTCTCTGTCACGTTTGCACGTTTCTCAGGAGAACTCAGTCGGCTGTGGATTTTTGAAGGGATAGCGATGCCGCTTGTGGACTTGCCAATCTTACGGGCTTCTTCTTCTCCCATTTGGCGAACTTCATCCATAAAGCCCTTGTCCTTTGACACTCCGTAAGCTGCACGAACAGCCTCACCGAAAGTGAAGTCAGCAGCCATTTTGTCAAGTTCACGCTCTTCGCCTGTACTTGCTTTGTGACCCGCAACGCTAGCCGCCTTACGCGCCTCTTCTTTGGTTACTTGTTCCATCTTGATTGTTCTTTCGAGGTCACCCTTCAGCACCTCAATCTCGTTTGTCAAAGAATCAATGGAGTCGCGCTGCTCGTCTGTAAGCTGCTCCCCTTCGAACCCTTTGACGAGTTCTCGTGCCTCTGCTTTTTTGGCATCGAGCAACTCCCTTAACTCTTTTGAATTTTTCATGGTTCTAATTAAACTTAGTTACAAATTTCTATACTACTGTGCCGAGTGTCGTGACAACATTTTTTTAAATTAGGTCGATCTTCAACAAGTCTAATGTCGGATCATAACCCTTTGGCTCTTCGGTTTTGTCAGTATCCTGCTCCTCTTTGGTTTCCTCTATGTTGATACCCGCTGCTCTCATGCGTTCTTGCATTTGCTTTAGGTCTGCTGTTGTGTCTGGATACCACGGAGTACTTACAGGACCGAGTTCGTACAGCTTGCCGATCTTAGTGATTGTTCTGTCGTAGCTTTCGCCCCTCTCTTGCCAATCCTCATCCTCTACCGTGAACATGAAACTAGATCCTGCAACTGTCTGTGTGCGGATCAGTTCTGCCATATCTCTGCCTAGTGAGGTGTTCGGTGCTTTGAACTCGTACTTTAAGCCGCGCTCATCTACGCTCAGTTTCGCGCTTCCGTTGCCCGTACGCGCTAGAATGTTGTCGAAATTGTGGTTGAATGTCACCACAACATCTTTCATATCTACCCCGTCAAAGGCAGCAGGAGCAATGCGTTCACGCCACCCGTAATAGTCTGGACTCCACGAGTTGAACACAGCCGCATAGCCTGAGATATTGCCCTCTTCGTCTGCTCTCGCTTCGACATTAGGCATAAAGCGTAACTCTACTCCCTGCCCATACTTACTCTTGATCTCTTCCTTGGTTTTCATTGGTATCAATATTTGGATTATCGTACTCATCCCCGCCCTCGTATGGGTTCAGATTGAGTTCTTTTCTTACTTCGTTCGCTGACATGATTCTACTCTGTCGCATCTTCATGTAGTATTCTGCTTGTGCTTGCATATCGCCCCGCATCAATCCCGCAGGGTCAAAGTCTACAAAGTGGTCATCTTTCTGTGCCTCGGTCAGTAGCTTACACCCTAGTTCGCTCTCTACGCGGTTAATCCACGGGAGCAAAGTGTAAGTCACAAACTGCCTACCCGTGTGTTCAATGTTGTTATAGTGGCTATCGCTCAAATCGTTTACCATTGTCAATGGCACTCCGTAGATGTTGCAGATTTGTCGATCTGAATACTGAGCCGCTTCGATGTACATAGCATCCGATGGAGGTAGTGATACTTGCTCAAACTTTGCACCCGCATCGAGTACCGCTGTCTTATGTCCTCCTGGTCCGTATAGCTTTGCCCAACTTTCGCGAATGTTTTTAATAGAGTCAGGTCCTAGCTTCCCAGGATGTGTCAAAATGTTCTTTGGTGTTGCATCACCCTCAAACCAATCCAAGATATACTGACTTGCGCTCAGACCGAATCGCATTGATCGTCTATGTATCTCGATCACGGACATCCCACAAATACCATCCATTGACGGTCCTTTGATGTGTAGCATATCGCTTGCCATGAAGAGATTGTCCTTCTTCATTGAAGTGACCTCATAGACAATTTCCTTTTCTTTTTGATGTATCTTGACATCTTCGGCAGGGATAGGATATAGCGCAACCGGTCTGCTCCCTGTTCTGTCGATTAGTGAGTAGTGGTTGCCATAGGTCAGCACATCGCGAAGCATTAACTCTTTCCAACTGAAAGCGGTCATGTATTCATTTGCTTGTCGCTTTATGATCCTGTCAATAGGGTGTGTCACTCTCTCGATTGCCCCGTTCATTTCGCGCTTTGTTGCGACAGGTAGCCCCGCGATAGATGTAGATATAATTTCAATACACCTCCACACGGTAGGCAGATAGTTCATGCTTCTCTCAGAGATGTTCTGCGTTTTTCGGGCAAAAAAGTTTACATTCCAATCCCCGATTAGTTTATCGACCATGCTCTTGCGAGATTCGGTCTGTTGTGGCTGTTGCCTTTTTATTTCTAGTCCTAGTATTTTCATATCAAATCTCTGAGGTATTGTAGCCCCTTGTTAATGTCATCCATTGGCAGCGTGTAATTTGCCGCATCATCAATCGTAGTGAGTGCCTCAATCTGTGCGCGTATTGTTTCGTGTAGTTGGTATAACTCCGCTACCTTTGCTTGTAGTGCTTGTCGTTCATTGTTGCGCCCTACATCTTTGTAGTAGTCATCCATTTGTTTACCTT